TATGATATGGATATAGATGGTATGAAACTCCTTAGAATGCGTAATTTTGACGTGTTAGCTTCGTATGGAAAGTAATGGTAAGAATTACGCTCTAGAGACTTTAGAAAGGCTTATAGAAGCAAGTAAGGGAGCTATAGATCTTCTTATAGAGGAGATAAGCAAACCTTTACTAGAGGAAGATGACGCAAAGAGAAGACAAGCAATAAAAGCAAAGAGAGAGTGCTTTGAAGACTGTCAAGAGATTCTTTTGGGGATAAAGAACCTTGAGGATAGAATAAAAGATGGTCAAACCTTAATAGAGGATAAGAAAGATTTCAAAGGCTCTTTTGCAGAGAAGTATGCAAGAAAGTAATACGATATATTTAAGTAAAGACAGTCATGGTGAGGTAATGGAGTTTGACAATTTAAAAATTGTCTTACCTAAAAAACCTAGGTATAAGAAAGATATACTTTACCACGACCTACCCAAAGCAAAGCAGAAGTGGAGTAGACTTCAAACACCTAAAGCTTTAACAAGGGAGAACGCTTCTGACTTTGTAGATTACATAGAGGAAGAGTTTAGGCGTAGAATGGAGGGGTTATGGTTTTATAACAACGGAGTTCCTACGTATATTACTGGGTCACATTATATGTTCATCCAGTGGAGTAAGATAGATATTGGGTATCCTGATTACAGGACCGCCAATAGAACGTTCTTTATTTTTTGGGAAGCGTGTAAATTAGATAAGAACTCTTACGGGATGTGTTTTCTTAAGAACAGACGTAGTGGTTTTTCCTATATGGCTAGTAGTGAGACAGTTAATTTGTCTACAATGACTTACGAGAGTAGGTTCGGTATACTATCAAAAACTGGGGCAGATGCTAAGACTATGTTTACAGATAAGGTAGTACGTATATATCGTAACTACCCTTTCTTTTTTCAACCAATACAAGATGGTTCTAGTAACCCTCGTGTAGAGCTTGCATTTAGAGAACCTGCTAAGAAGATTACAAAGAATCAAAAGCATATAGAAAACTCTGAGGCTTTAAACTCTAGTATAGATTGGAAAAACACTGGAGATAATAGTTACGATGGGGAAAAGCTTAAACTTCTAGTTCATGACGAAGCAGCTAAATGGATTGGTCAAAACTCTATAAAGAAGAATTGGGGTGTAACTCAAACCTGTTTATTATTAGGTAGAAAGATTGTAGGTAAGTGCTTAATGGGTTCTACTGCAAACAAACTACAGGATGGTGGTTCAGAGTACAAGGATATATTCTACGATTCTGACATGGAGCAGAAAGACTTAAATGGTAGAACTAAGAGTGGATTATATAAGCTGTTTATACCATCTTATGACAATCTAGAAGGTTTTATTGATGAGTACGGCAACTCTGTAATAGATACCCCTAAGGAGCCTGTAATGGGTGTAGACGAGATGGTTATTGATACTGGTGCTAAAGATTATATTCAAAATAGAAGGGACGCTTTAAAGGATGATACGACAGCGTTATCAGAATTTAAAAGACAGTTTCCATTTACTATAGAGGAAGCCTTTAGAAATGACACTCAAAGTTGTATCTTTGACGTTGAAAAAATCTATCAGCAGATGGATTACAACGAGGTTAATAACTCTCCTACAACAAGGGGAGAGTTTATTTGGAAGAATGGTACACAGGATGGTGAGGTTATATGGATACCTCATAGAAAAGGTAAGTGGGAGATTACTTGGGTTCCAGAGACTCAAAATCAAAACGTTATCTCGTCTAGATTTGGTAAAAAGTTTCCTGGAAGGTCAGACAGCTTGGTCGCAGGTTGTGACCCTTATGACCACGACACCACTACTGATGGTAGGAGATCTGATGCTGCTGCTCATGTTTTTCATAAGTTTAGCATGTCAAGTGATGCGTCTATGCAGTTTGTATGCGAATACATTAATAGACCACCTAAAGCGGAGATATTCTACGAAGACATGATTAAAATGTGTGTATTCTATGGGTGTCAGATATTAGTTGAGAATAACAAGGTAGGTATACTAAAGTACTTTGAAAATAGAGGTTACTACGAGTACCTAATGGATAGACCAGATATGACTCATACAGAGTGGAGTAGAGGGAAACAAAAGACAAAGGGAATACCTGGGTCTGGAGCTGCAGTTATAAACGCTCAAGCAGAAGCTATAGCGACTTATATATATGACCACGTGGGCGTGATAGCTGATACAGGTGAGATGGGAAGGTGTTATTTTAATACTTTACTTGATGACTGGAGTAGATTTGAAATAGATAACAGAACAAAATACGATGCTAGTATTTCTTCATCATTAGCTTTACTAGCTTCTCAAAAATATATTAAACCAAAAAAAGAATTAAAGGCATCATCTCCTTTGGTCAAGAGGTACTCTAATAAGGGGATGTTTAGTAAAAAAATAAAATAGATATGCTTAACAAGAAACAAGAGTCATACGGTTACCCATCTCCCTTATCAACAAATGAGGAGAAAGCTTCGTTAGCCTATGGGTTACAGTACTTTAAAACAATGTACTATGATTGGCACAATAACAGTGACGTATACTTTAGGGATAGAAAGTTAAGATACTCTAGAAACAGAAGTTATGCTGAGGGTAATCAAGATGTCGGTAAGTATAAGGACCTACTAGATACTGGTGGGGATAGTTCTTACTTAAATATAGACTGGAGCCCTGTATCTATTATACCTAAGTTCGTTGACGTTATAGTTAACGGGATGGTTAATCAAGAGTATGACGTAAAGGCTGAGTCTATAGATCCTATCGCAGCTAACAAAAGGCTAGAGAAGAAGAAGCAAATGCTTGGCGATATGTTATCTAAGGATTTCTTAGAGAACCTAGAAGATGAGACTGGTATACCTTTAGCTCCAAATGGTTTTGTAGCACAAAGCTCTGAGGAGGTAGATATGTTTATGGCTTTAAACTATAAGCAAAACGTTGAGATAGCACTAGAGAAAGCAATTGAGTACACATTAAATATAAACGACTACGATCAGGTAAAAAGATACATGATACGTGATCTTGTTGTCTTAGGGTTGTGTGCAGCTAAAACAGATTTATCCCCTACAAGTGGTCTTAGTATTCGATATGTAGACCCTTCAAACTTAATTACATCTTTTTCTTCTTCTGCTGACTTTAAGAACATGAAGCACGCAGGTGAGGTATACTCTATGACTATAGCTGATTTAAAGCAACAAGCAGGAGATCAGTTTAGCGAGGAAGACTATATTAAGATAGCTAACGAGTACGCAGGTAAGAATAATAACCCTACCTATTTTGATACTACAGCTAATTACGAAAACGGAGATAACACTTATGATTACGATAAGTTTAGCATTAATATATTAGATGCTGAGTTTATGACAAGTCACGATCTTAAATACGAAAAGAAAGACAACAAGAAGGGTGGTTACTCAGTAAATAAAAAACCATCTAACTATAAGCAACCTAAAAACTCTAAGACTAACAGAAAAGCTATTGGCTCTACAGTGAAGGTTGTATACACAGGTAAATACATTGTAGGTTCTGATTACGTATTTAATTACGGTTTAATGAAGGATATGCCTAGGACTAAGTCTAACCTATCTGAGACTAGACTTTCTTATATTGTATACCAGCCTAACTTATACAAGATGAAGAGTCGTTCTTTAGTTGATAGAATGGTTCCATTTGCTGACCAGATACAATTAGCTCACCTTAAGATACAGCACACACTAGCTAAGGCTAGACCAAAGGGTGCTGCCTTTGAAGTAGGATCTTTAGAGAATGTATCTAAGGGAGATGGTGGTACGTTTACCCCTATGGAGCTTCAAGAGATATATGACCAAACTGGTAACATCTACTACAGACGTATAGATGATGAAGGTCAGATGACTGGGGCTATGCCAATACAGGAGTTAGAAAACGGTATAGGTAGAGACTTTGGTACCCTTATAGGAGTTTATAATCATAACATGCAGATGATTCGTGACGTGACGGGTATTAACGAGGCTCGTGACGCATCTAAACCATCTAGCGAGGCTTTAGTAGGTGTTCAGAAGTTATCTCTTCTAGCATCAAACAACGCAACTAGAGACATTAATGATGCTTACTTAAACGTAACTAAGAGAGTGTCTCAGAGTGTTACTGTTCGTATGCAAGACCTAATAAACTTTAAGAGTTTGCATAGTATGTACGCTAATGTTATTGGGGAAACTTCAATGGAGTCAATAGACCTTATGAAGAAGCTATCCATCCACGAGTTTGGTATTACCTTAGAGGTTGCGCCTAACGAGGAAGAGAAGCAGATGATGGAGCAAAACATTCAAGTTTCTTTAGCTCAGAAAGAGTTAAGACTTGAGGATGCTATAATGATTCGTTCTGTTAAGAATATCAAGATGGCTAACCAAATGCTTGTCTTGAGAAGAAAGAAGTACCAAGAGGAACAGCAGCAACAAGCTCAACAAGCTTCAGAGCAAAACGCTCAGTTGCAACAACAATCTGCACAACAGGCTGCACAGCTTAAGCAGCAAGGCCTACAGGCAGAGATGCAGATAGAGCAAGCTCGTGTTCAGGCTAAGAATCAAGCTGATATGCAGTTAAAGCAATTAGACTACCAGCTTAAGGAGCAGTTTGAACAAGCTCAACACCAAAGAAGACTTAGAGAGATAGAGCTAGGCAACTTAGGTAAAGAGGGTCAGGCATCTATACAGGGTGGTGTTAGAAAAGAAGTTCAACAACAGTCTGCTATAAATCAATCTCAAATGATAGAGCAGAGAGATGGTAAAAGAGGACCTCTAGGTGAGGAAAATAAAGTAAGTTAAATAATTTGACTTTGTAATAAAAAAGTCTATATTTGCGAAATACAAATAAGTAAATTTAAGAAAAGATGGATATAAGAGACGAGTTAGTAAAACAATTTGGGGGTGAAGTAGTTCAACCACAAACACAAGGAAATATCGTTGACTTGACTGGTGATGAAAACCAAGCAGTCGAGTCAGAGCAACCTATAACAGAAGAGAGATCTGACATTATAGACTTGACAGGAGAAGGGAGTTCTTTAAATACTGAGGAGACAAGCTTTGATGACAATCAAACTAGTCAACCACAAGAGGGTGAAGAATTAAGTGATGACCAAGTTGTCTTACAATACCTTAGCGAGAAGCTTGGGCGAGACATAGATTCATTTGATGATTTTAACAGCACTGGTGAAACAACAGAAAGCAATGACTTTGCTAGCGAGCAGCTACAGGTTATTAATGATTATGTAAAAAACACTGGTCGTACTGTTCAAGATTACCTAAACACTCAAACGGTTGATTTATCTAACGTATCTGATGACGCTGTAATAAAGGAGTATCTACAACTAGAGAATCCAACTTTAACTGAAGCTGAGTTAAGTGATTACATTGCGGCAACATACAAAACAGATGCTGAGGAGTATAGTTCGAGAGACACCAACGCTGGTAAGGTTCAACTTACTAAGGACGCTAGAGCTGCTAGAGATTACTTTAATCAGATAAAAGAGGATTACGCTATGCCAACTGAGGCTGGAGTTGATCCTGGAGTATCTGAAGCTGACAGAGGAGAATGGTTATCACAAATGGAGGGAGAGGTTAATGACCTTGAAGGTTTATCTTTCTCTATGAATGACCAAGGTGAAGAGTTTACTTACAATCTAGATGACGAAGCTCGTCAGGAGATTAAGAGTTACAACTCAGATCTAGAAAACTTCTTTGACAAGTACGTAAGCGAAAGCGGTGACTGGAACTTTGACGCTCTTAATACAGATATGTACATCTTAAATAACATCGACAAGATTGTTAGGGGTGTAGCTAATCAGTACAGAAGCAAGGGGACAGAGAACGTAATTAATGAGATTAAGAACCCATCGTTTGCCCAAGATAGGCAAGCAGCCCCTCAAAAACAAGAGTCAACTCTTGATATGTTGAGACGACAAATACTTGGTTAAAACAAAAATTAATTATTATTTATTTAAAATTATAAAAAAATGGCAACAGTAAATATACCTTCGGGTTTATCAGCTACTCCATCAAATGTTGCAGTCGCAACAACATCAAACTATGTAGGTAGTGCTAGTTTACTAGCAACCTCTGTAGGTACTGCAGCAAATGTACCTTTACATAAACGTGATGTGGATGAGCAGTTAGTTAAGCGATACGGTGATCAAGGTATCACTGGATTAATGGAACTAATGGGTTCTAAAAAAGAAACAACAGCTAGGACTTACGAGCACTACGAAGAAACACACCTTCATAATTACTTTGAAGGGGTAATGGGATCCTCTGGTGATTTTGCAATTAGTGATACAGATTATCAAGATGGACTTGGTAACACTTCTCTTCGTGATGGTGATATTATCATGGGTGGTTCAGGTGCTTTGTACTATGTAACTGCAGAAGATGCTGCACAACCTGGTCATGACTTTACAATTAAAAATGTATCAGATGGTAATGTATCTGCCGCAACTCAAGATACTAAGTTTTGTGTTGTAGGTAATGCTTGGGCTGAACAATCAGGTCAACCAACAGGTATCACGCCACGTGTTCACCAATACCAAAACAGTACTCAAATTATTAAGGAGTCGTTTATTGTTTCAGGTTCTGAAGCAACTAACGCTGTTTACGTAAAGGTTAACTCTCCAGAGTTTGGTTCTGGTTACTTATGGTACTTACAGGGTGAGGCTGATACTTACCAACGTTTTATGGACTACTCTGAGCTTGCAATGATTATTGGATCTGCAGGTGATAGTACTTTATCTAATGCTGCTGGAGAAGAAGATGGTTCTGCTGCTGCATTCTTAAAAAATCAAGTTATCACTACAGAAGGTCTTTTACCATTTATTGAAAATAAAGGACAGTCTATGGATCTTGGTTCTTCTGCAATTACAATGGCTGATTTTGACGCTGCTGTTAAGTCTTTAGACAAGTACAGAGGTGCAAAAGAGATGGCTCTTTACGCTGGTATTAACTTATCTTTAGATATTGATGACTTATTAGCTTCACAAGGTGCTTACGCAGCAGGTGGTGCTAACTACGGTACTTTCGCTAACAACAAAGATATGGCGTTGAATTTAGGCTTCAACTCGTTCTCTCGTGGTGGTTACACTTTCCACAAGAAAACTTACGACCTATTTAATCGTCCTGACTTGTTAGGTGGTACTGGATTTAACTACAATGGTTACGGAATGTGTATCCCTATGGATTCACAGAAAGATGCTAAGTCTGGTGAGAAAATTCCTTCGTTACGTATGCGATACAAAGCTGCTAACGGATACTCTCGTGAGATGGAACACTGGTTAACTGGTTCTGCAGTTCTACAAAACAAGACTAACGAAACAGATGAGTTACGTTGTAACTACCGTACTGAACGTGGTTTTGAAGGATTTGCTCCTAACCGTTTCTTATTGTTCAAGAAATCATAATTAATATAGGTAAGGGAAGGGGGAAAAACCTCCTTCCTAAATCTTTTAAAAAAAATAATTATGACAAAAGAAAAATATTTATACTTTAACACTAGCGATAAAGCAAGTTTAGTTATTATTCCTGCTGGTTCTGATACCCTTACATTTACTGCTGTTGAAACAGGAAGTGGTGTTGCAAATGATATATCTGTTCAGGTTGATTCTGGCGTTGCTGCTGGGACTATTACTGTTACAGGTAGAGCTATTGTAATTGGTGTTGGTACTGGGGGTGATAAAGGTGCTGATGATATTGCTACAGCTTATGCTGTTGATGCTGCTGGTCCAAATGCTGCAAGAGCTTTAGCTACACTTGCTGTTTCTGGAACTGCTCACGTAGCTGCTGACTTAGATTCAGGAGTTCAATTTCTTAGTTCTTCTGATGTTATGTATCCTTTATCTTCATTTGCTGGTATGGCTCCTGGTGCAACAGGAACTTTACTTCTTTACTTTAAGTCTTTAAGAAATTATGACGGACAAGTATCTTTAGCAAACGGAGTGGTTATATCTGACGTAGTTACGTTAACTTTAGCTGCAAATCAAACTCATAAAGATGCTATGCAATCTATATGTGATAGACTTTCCTCAGCTCAAGGTGGATACGGATTTGTAGTCATAGGTGATGACGCTGATGGAAGTGTAGAATCTGCAATTACAGGCTTGAATGCTTCTAACCCTATAGGAACATTAACAATAGCAGCTACTAACGCTGACTCTTAAAAATATAAAAACATGAACGAAAAATATTTATACTTTAGAGATCAGGCTGGTACTGACGATGGCTCAGACGATTCTTGTTGTTTTCCAATGTCTTCACTTACAGGGTTATTACCTGCAAGTGCTACAACTTTAAGTGTTTTCTTTAAATCAATGAAACAATATGATGGTGATACTATTGGCTCAGGCGAAGTAGTAACTACAGATATTGTTACCTTGACTATAACTGAAGATAAACACAGAGAGGTTATACAAGACATTATGGATTCACTTTTATCGAATGACACAATGATAACTATTGGTGACGATAGAGTTCCAACTTCATTTTGTTCTACGAACATTAGTGCAGTGGCTTCTATAGTAATAGATGGTGCTAACTCTTAATTCTTATAACAATGAATGAACTTTATTTATACTTTAGAACGGTTGCTGCCGCAGATGATGATGCTTTAACAGGAGACTCTTGTTGTTTTCCGTTATCTTCTTTTGCTGGTATTGAACCGACTAGTGCGGTTACAAACACAGTTGGTAACGCAGTCACTATATACTTTAAATCTATCATTAACTATGATGGTGTTGATACAGATAATACTGCACTTCACTCTGACGAGGTTATTGTTGTTTTAGATTCTACTGCTACTGTAAAAGGTTTTATGGAAGAATTTGTTGAAGCTACTAATTTAGCTAAAGCAAAGCCTAACAAAAACTTCCTTGTAGTGGCTGACGATTCATCTTCGGAGTACTTTTCTTCGTTGATAAACAACGTTAATGCAATTACTATTCAAGCTATACTAGCTTAATAGATAGATTACTATATTTACTGGAGGGGAGAAATCCCCTCCTTTTATAAACTTTAAGTTAATTTTAGAAAATAATTATTATGACACCAACAAAAACTCGTAAGGCTGTTACGCCTCCTACGTCTACTAAGGTCGAAGCTAAAGCTCCCGTAGTAGAAAAAAAATTCACACCTCAATTTACTAACAAGAAACAAGATTTTAAACCTTCTGTTTATGTTTTAAGAACAAAGTCTAGAAATCCAAGGACTAAGATGCCTCAATACCCTGTTGTTTCTTTATTAAAGGCTGAGGATATTATATTTGACCCTACAAAGGGGGAAAATAGAAAGATTAGATACGTTCCTGGAGAGGCTTCTATTTTTGCAGATGAGCAACCAAAGGAGGCTAAAATGAGAGAGCCTATTTCTTTTACTAATGGTTTTCTTTTTGTCGAACACACTAATCCCACCTTAAAGCTTTATTTAGATACCTGTAACGCTAACGGTAGTAATCCTCATAGGATTAAGTCTAAGAATGTTTTATTTACCGTAAAAGACGAAGAAAAGTCTGCACAAGATAGAATAGCTAAAGTAGCCGATGTTATGGATGCTGTACAAAGTGCCCTTAAAATGCCTCTAAATGAGCTTGTAGGGTACGCAAAGGTATTAGGTGTCAACACTAACAAGAGTGTAGATGAGATCCGTTGGGATATGAAAGTTCAAGCAGAGAAAAACCCTGCAGCTTTCTTAGCAGGTATGAATGATCCTCGTACAGAGATGAAGCAACTGTTATTAATGGCTGAGGAATCAGGTATTATCTCTATGAAGAAGACAGGTGTAACTTGGGTGTCCTCAGGTAATACAATATGTGTCCCTGCAATTGGAGTTAAGCCTATCGAGAGAATGGTAGACTTCTGTTCTGAAGGCGAAGGAGAGCAGATATACTCTGAGATAGAGCGTAGACTAAAAGCGATTAATGGATAATGATTTAATGTAATATATGATTAAAGGGGGACTTAACGGTCCTCCTTTTTTATTATATCGAATTATTTCGTACTTTTGCTATGAATAAATTATGATATAATGACAATTGATGAAGTATATAGATTAGTACAAGCCTTTGCTAACAAGGAGCAGCGAGGGTTTATAACCCCTTCTGAGTTTAATCTTTTAGCAAAGCAAGCAGAGTTAGAGTTGTACAATAAAAGACTCTCTATAGTGATGGAGAAGTCTCAACCTAAAAAAGCTGCAGGGTTTTATCACGAAAGCTTGAGTCCAACCTTGGCTGAACAAGATATATTACATTTTTTATTGAAAGAAGACGTAAACTTAAGTAGAAATGATAATCCTTGGTTTGGAGCACTTCAACACATGGAGATAGATTATATAGTTTCAATAAGCACAGGTAATGACGAAAAACACAGTATAAGTAGTAATATTCCTATAGATATTGTTACTGATGAAAATATAAATCAAATATTGAGGAGTAGTCTAGTTAAACCTTCTATAGAGTACCCTATAGCTTTATTATCAGGAGATGTTAGATTTAAAAGAATTAGTATTTTTCCTGAAACTATAACTAAAATTTTAGTAACGTACTACCACAATAAGAACACTCCTAAGTGGGGTTACGTAACTATATCTGGTAAGCCAGTTTACGACCACTCTAGTTCTGCTCAGTTTGTATTAAGTCAAAGATGTCATGGGGAATTAGTGACTAAAATACTAGAGTATTTAGGCGTTAGCATTAGAGAAGCAGAGGTGGTGCAGTACGCACAGAATAAGGAAGCAATACAAGATAATTAATTATGGCACTAGATTATACAGATATAGACGAAGTAGTTAACGACTTTCAGTTAATGATAGACGATACCTCTTACGATAAAGAGGCTAAGGTTTACCAATTAAAGTTATTAGCATTACAAGGCTTAAGAGAACTTAAGTTTGATGCAGAGCAGGAGGTTAAGACTAGTACGCTTTTAGTTGACTCTACGACTCTTCAGTGTACTCTACCTACTGATTACGTTAAACTATTAAGGGTTGGGTATAAAAATGACGAGGGAGATTTTGTTCCCTTAGGTAATAACCCAGACTTATCTTTAGATGCATCTGTAGTATCTCAGGTTAATGATGATACTTACGATGAAAACAACCCTTACTACCATGTAGACTTAGGAAAAAAGTTTGGTGTAGGTGGAGGAAAAAACTCTTTAGGGTATTATAGATTAAATAGAAATGACAACACTATAAACTTCTCTTCAGGTGTATCTGGTAAGACTGTATTTTTAGAGTATATATCTGATGGTGTTTCTTACGAAATGCCTAGAGACCATGTTATTAGACTTAAGTTTAATGGTGCAGATTCTGATTCAGAATTTCAAATAATAGATGAAACTCTTTTAAGATTACCTAAAATAAATGACGCAACTGCTAGTGAGACCTTTACTTTTTCTACTACTCAAACAACTACAGCTTCTACCTCAATCTTTTTTCAGGATGGTGATAATGCTACAACTATTGCAGAGAGATTTTCTACATTAATAAATGAGGGCTACCCAACTTATAGAGTTAATCCTTATAGTACTAACCTTACAGCCTCACAGAGTGGGAATGAAGTTATTTTAACTTATAACAACTCAACTGTTGTTCCTATAGCACTTACAGATACTACTTTCTCTCCTAACCATGATGGTGCTCAAATGGTTGGGTATGAGGCTGGTGTTTCAGCAGGGATTGCTTCATCCCCCTTAACAACCACAATGGAATTAGTACAACTAGGGGTAGCAGGAAGCGTTCCAAGGGTTCATAAGTTTTGTGAAGAGGCGTTACGTTGTTACATCTATTATAAGTATATACAAAGAAAGCGTGGTATTCCTGCAAACGAGAAGCAGATGGCTAAGAGAGCCTACTACAACGAGAAAAGACTAGCAAGAGCTAGAATGATGAGTTTTAGTAAAGAGACTGCTATGCAGACCTCTAGGAAAGCATTCAAACAATCACCAAAGCTTTAACATACAATGGCACAAGATAAGAGAATATTTACAGGTGGGATGGATAAGGATTCTGAACCTCGCCTGATAAAAAATGGTGATTATAGACACGCAGAGAACATTAGAAACGTTGCGTCATCTGATGGTACTTCAGGCTCTGTAGAGAATATTGAAGGAACTAAAGAGGTTGTACATAGATTTGTAAATGAAAACAACTACATTGTAGAGACTATCGAAGATGGTTTTATTTCTGAACCACCTCTAGAGAGTATATTCTTTACTCAAAAGATTTTTATTGGGGGTAGAGAATTAAATGGAAATAAACATCAATTTTCAATATGGAGCTATGACGAAGACAGTAATTTAGTTTACTCAGGGATAGCTCTTGACTGGGTTGGGAATAGTGATGGTACCTCTGCAGCCACGACATTATATAATAAATTTAATTCTGCTGACGGTACTATAAGTCAAAATATACCACTTATAGATAGAGTATCTGGAGAAACTTTTACAGGACACTCAGAGATATACGTACAAGGAACGGGACTACCTTTCACTCCTTCGACTTCTATGTCTTTAGGCAATGTAGTCCTAGTAATTGAGATTATAGCAGATGTTCAAGGGATGGATTTTGACCTTGATTTTAAGAGTTCGTACAGTGAAAGTCCTGAGTTTGATTTATGGGTAAATACTGTTAACGTAGGGGATCCTCAAGGGGAGTTTCCTATACAAGTTAATGGGGCTATATACTTAGGATCATCAGGAGGGATTGAGCTTTCAGAGGGTGTAGCAGACTCAGTAACGGATGATGGTAGCCCTATTGGAGTTATTGATGCTATTAGTGATACAGATGAATATACTGAATTTATTATTACTTTAGAGGGGGATAACCCTATCACACCAGCAGATCCTTTAAACCCTCTTAATATATGGAGTGTAGTTGAGAATTTTGATGGGACTATGGATGCTATTCCATTTGGTTCTGATAAACTTAATTTTGAGGGTACCTTTAACACAGGCGATCCCTTTGAGTTTGATGGAGATCAGACAGAGATAGCTGCAGCTTTTGTTGATAAACTTACAGATTTTTCAGCTCAGATTCTTAGTCCTGGTGCAACTTCAGCATCTACTCACACAATATCTACCTCAAATAGAAATGTTGTAACAGGGTTTAACTCTACCACTAAGCTAGCTGGTATTTTAAATAGGAATCCTATAGAGGCTGATGCTAGTGACTTCTACCTTTTAGAGGCTTATACGTCAGAGAATGACTTTAACTCAAATATCCCTAGAGGTTTTTCTGTATCTAGTAATACCTTAACTATATCGGGAGATGAAGTTATTTCAGGGTCTTCTTTAAACTTCCCTGCATTCTTATCTAAAGGAAAAACTTATAAGATAGAGGCTAATATATCTGCGTTTTCTTCTTCAGGAAATAGTATAAAGTTTTTTGATGGTAAAGGGTACAGTGAGGATATAAGTGGTGTTAATAATACTTTTTCTTATACGTTTACATCTGAGGTTGGTAGATCTAACTTTAGTCTTGAAGTAAGTAGTGATTTTGCAGAGGAAGACTCTGTAACCATTTCAGGTATAAGTATATCAGAGTATAAGCAACCTGAGACAGAGTTAAGAATTTTAGTTAGGAGTGCAAAGCTTTTTGACTTAGTATTTGGAGACGATGAAGAGACTGTTAAAGAGAACTTTAAAGAGGGTAATTTAAATAGAAATATTGACTTTATTACAGGAGTTAGTGCTAAGATTGAAGTTAACAGTCAATCCTCTACTGCGTATGATGACCTTGTTATTGATTATCAGGAGTCACAACAACAGATAGCTGAATTAGAGGCAACCATCAATACCTTAACCATTCAGTTGAATCAGTTAACTACGGAGTATAACTTAACGTTAGGGAATCTTAACGCTGCTAATGGGTTGAGTAGTAGTAATGCTGTAGGTTCTTTAAACTTATTAAATGCAGATTTAAGTAATCTAAATCAAATAATTACTCAAAACCAAGGTGCTTCAGAAGCGATAAATCTTTTGACTGGGAATATTGAAACTCAAGCTTCTGAGATAGCAAATTTAACTTCTCAACTAAGTGGTTTGAATGATGAAATTGCATCTTTAGAAGCTGCTTTAGTAGAGGCAGAGGCATCTAGTAGTAGTGATATTCAAGATATTCAAGATCAATTAGATATTGCAGACGATACTATAAATAATATAAATTCCCAAATAGCTAATGTAATAGGGGAGGGTCAACAAGTAAGTGATTTAATTTCAGCTTATCAAGCTAATCAAGCTCAGGTAACTTCTTTGACTTCTGCAATTGGTGAGATGATAATGACCCTTAACAATGCTAACCTTTCTGATACTGACTTACAGGATGATGTTAATACTCAAATTGCATCTTTAGAATCTGCTATACAGGCTTTATTAGGTATAAATACTACTATTGATGCTGATACGCAAAGTCTTCAGGGTCTTGTTGATGCAGTTTCAAGCCTTCAAGCTGATTATACAGGAGTACTAGAGGTAATTAGGACTTTGGCTAATGAGATGACTCAATTAGTGCCTGGAGATGAGGGGTATGCGGGTGGTACGGGTATTATATTAAACTCTAACTATGCTAATTACGGTGCAACTCTTGGAGGTATAATTGTTAGCTTTAATACTGTTATTCAAGATGCTTACGATTTAGCTAACGCTTATGAGGATGAGATTTCTAGTCAAGCTGCTTTTGAAGCCCAAGCATTAGAGGCAGCACAAGCTGCTGCTGCTGCTGCAGAAACTGCCTTAAGTGCTGTTCAAGCTGAATTAGACGCTGCTCTTACTGCTGAAGGTGTGACACAAACCACCTTAGATGCTGTTCAAGTTGAATTAGATGCTGCTGTTGCAGCTAATGTATTACTACAGAGTGAAGCTGATACTATTTTAGCTGATTTAGCAGATGCTATGGCAAACCAAGAGGATGGTGTGTCTCAAGCTGATGTTGACGCTGCTGAGGCTGTGATTCAAGGTAGATTAGATGCTGCTTATGCAACTATTGCAGGCTTAGAAACTCAATTAGTAGTTGCTCTTGCAAACCAAGAAGATGGTATAACACAAGCTGATGTAGATGCTGCAAATGCAAGTGCAGATGCTGCTATACAAGCTCAGACTACTGCTGAAGAAGCCTTACAAGCTTTTGAGAATAGCATGACCCTTACAAACCTTGTATCTAATGGTACGTTTGATGAGAACAGTAGCACTGGGTGGGATTTAACTCATCAAGCAACTATTGCAGAAGAAGCGTTGCAATTTTCAGAAGGTAATAATTTTGCTATAACATCTAGTGCGGTTATTACAACAGCAGGTCAGTATATAATATCTCTTAGCTCTTCTGTAGCTAATGGTATTTCCTATTTATATAAAGAGGAAGGGAATGCTAATCTTCATATTAACAATATAGAAAAAAGTGGGTTTAATTTATTTAACATTAATGTTACAGAGCAAGACCTTGCTGGAACTACAGAGGGTTTAACTTTTAGATTAACTGCAGCTGTACCTACAGGTGGAGAACCTCAATATATAGACAACATACAGATATTTAAAGTTCCAGATAACGTAGATATAACAACTACTATCTACAGTGAGGCTATAGACCTCCTTAACGCTCTTACTACTCAAGTTGCAAGTTTAGGAGCTGACATAGCTAATGCTTATACTTCAGATGACATAACTAATTCTTACCTTATTGGTTATGATGTAGGTTATGCAGATGGTATCCTACAACAAGATTTTACTCAAGGGGATATAGACGCTGCATTTGATGATGGTGCAGCCTCAGTAGAACAGTTGTATACTGAAGAAGGAGTGGGTGACCTTGAGGATGCTGCTGAATTAACAGGTTATAATCAAGGCCTTATTGATGGTGCTGCTTCTATAACCCCAGAAGATGGTATAACACAAGTTGATGTTGATGGTATACAAGCTTTACTAGATACAGCAAGTAGTGACAACGCAGCTTTATCACAAACAAATACAAACCTTACAACAGATGTTTATAGCTTATTAGGCTTACTAAATGACTTAACTTTAGATATTACTAATTTTAACGTTTTTGAGTTAAATAGTGTTTTAGAAAACCTTAGCCTAATAGCCTCTACTAATGATGGTACTATAGCTGACTTTACTTCTGATTATGTAGATAATCAAACAAGTTTAAGCAATTTTATAGCTACATTATCTCAGCAAATTCAAATAATTCAAAACACACAATCTTCAGGTACAAACGTTTACGATGAGCATAGTTTTGTTCTTTATGGAGATCTTCCTGCAAGTTATTTTGCAACTATTGGTGGTGGTGATGTTAGTATTCTTATGAAGAATCCTGATATACCTGGATATGAAAACTACCAAGAAAGCGACCCAAATAATTTTATCAAAATTTTAGATTACAACAACGACTCTGGATCATCATCTTTAGCTGGTTTATTTATTCAAAACTGTCATAATTTTGCTAACGGGGCAGATGATTCTCACGAAGGAAATGCAAGTATTCCACACGCTCATTACAAAATTATAGATGGGGGATCCTCAGCAGAAACATCACTATTAAAGCTTGAGATAAAGAATTTTAACTCTGATAGTATTTTTTCTTCAACATCTGGGCAACAGCTACATCATGAAGACTACTCCTTTGTTGATGAGAACGGAGAAGATCTAGATAGAGGTCTTCACTTCACCGTAACAGTTATGAGTGGGAATCCTAATTGGGAATTTAGGCTGTATAGAGCTGAAGAAGGCTCTACTGCATTTGGTAATGCTTTAAATGAAAATTATACTGGAGCGTTGCAACATAAAGATATTCTAGCTTTTATAGGGGAAGGTGAAACATCCTATATAGAGAATGTTGATACTATAAACGTACTATCAGGAGATGTTTCTGATGTACTTAATGAAGGAGAAGCTTCAGGATTTACTGAGGGGGTTGAGTCAGGTTCTCCTGGTATAATGACTGCTACTAACACAGATTGGATATACACAACTTCTACTGGTAAATTTGAACATGATCCTAATCCATCTGCTGGCGGCTCTGTAGAATCAGGAGATTTTTTTTATAGGACTTTTGTTGCAGAGCCAAATACTACATACGAGATAAGGTTAAAGATGTGGATGCATACGGGATCTCCATCGAACCCAGATAACAGAGCTTTTAAGGTAGACTTAGGGGATAACACCGCTTTATATCAAAACACTGTAGTTGAAGAGCCATGGACGTATAGTGACATCCCTCTTAATGCAATTTCTGATGATGGAGTTTTTTATAAGGGGGCAGGTATTAATAGCACAAGTGGTACTGGGTATCGCTACGTAAGAATAACAACTGGTTCTGAATACAGCTCGACAGGTATAATAAGGATTCAGGCTGGGAATGGTATAGAGTATGATGAGCCAAGTGATAATTATATTTTTTCTGGATATATAAGTGAACTCTCTGTAAAGAAAGTGACCTCTTTAGAAATTTATAATGAAGGCACTCCTCAGGGCGTAAATCTTTTATACGAAAAAACTGGTAGCTACGAGGGGAATGTAGTTAGAAACGCTGCTCCTTCTAGGGCTTATACTGGTTCAGCTAAAAGAATACTTGCTGATTTCGATACAGGTAACACTACAGTAGTACCTATTGTTTCAGGTGGGTATAAGTGTATAGGATCTTACGAGGATAAACCTAAAAGTAAGGTTTATTACTTCTTGATTAACGAAGCTACTGGTAAGAAATTTGATTGTATACTAGAGTATGACCTAACAAATGACTCTATTAGTACTGTATATCAAGACGATAGAGCCTCTAGTGACGGTAGCAATAACAACATATTAAACTTTAGTGATAGGCACCTTATAACAGGTGTAAGCAAGGTTGATGACATCCTTTACTGGACAGATAACCTTAATAGACCTAGAAAGATAAATGTTGAGCTTGCAAAGCAAAACGAAAGAAACATAGAGAATTGTAAGTTCTTATTTAAAGATGCTTACTATAGAAGTTTAGTATCAACTGTTTATGTTGGAACTGGGTCTAACAATCACCCGTTCAAAGAGGATGATGATATATACACTCAATTAAATACAGTATCTGGAATTTCCACAATAGGGTTTAACGGTTACTCTAAAATTACAGGAATAGTAAGGAAACCTAACCCTGGAATTACGTTTAACGTAACCCTAGGAAGCCCTGTAATCACAGCATCATCAACTCTACATGGATTATCCAGTAGTTATATTGGTGACTTTATAGGAATACAGGACTCAGGAAACTTCCCTTACTACTACCAGATAGAGTCTATAAGTGGAACTAGTATTACCTTAACCACAAATTATGGTGAGGCTGATAATGTAGCTGCAAATCCTGTTCAGGTAGGTGGGGCAAATGCTGTGGGGGTGATTACAGATTCTCCTTGGCCTGGATCTTTCTCTGCTGTACCTGGTCGTTTATTATACGCTGACCCTTCGTCAGTATATGGTGAGGCTAAGGCACACTCACCACTTATTAGTTATGGTAGCTATCAAGAGAAGAGTAAGTACTTTGACGTTGTAAAACATCAACCTACGTTTAAACCTAGCGTAGAGTTTGATATAGATGCAAACGTTGCTACAAACAATATCCTTGATAACGTGTTCCAATTTAAGTATAGGTATACACATGTTGATGAAGAAATGACTTCATACAGCCCTATATCAGATGTTGTTATAGACCCACACTTTGCTTTAAATGCTGCTGTTAGTGCTGAGGATTATACCTCTATAGCTAACAAGTTAGACATCACTTATGACGATACTATATCTGACGTAGAGACTATAGAGATTGTAGCTAGAAAGGGTAATGATGGAGAGTTTTTCCTTGTTGATACACTTCAAAACAACTTTATAAAACACCTTAAGAAATTAAAGAATGATCTTATAGGCGAGAGTGATAATGAGTATACTGATATAGAGTCTAACGTAGCATTTTATAATAATGGTACGTATCCATTTATAGATAAAGCGGACTCAACTAAGTTGTATGACGCTGTACCTAAGAAAGCTAAAGCTCAAACGATACTATCAAACAATAGACTTGCTTACGGTAATGTTGTAGAGGGGTATGACAACACTAAGATGGTTATACAATCTGAGTTTAAAAACGATGGTGGAGTTTCTTTAGAATCAAGGCAAGTAGATGTACCTTATAATGGTAGTAGCTTTGGAGAGTCTGAGTTTATTTTAGGACCAAACGATGGAAACTCTACTTATAGACCTCAGTTAGATTTAAACGGGTTAGATTTAGGTCCAGATAATTCTCAATATATAAATATTGATTTAGGTTTTAGTGCATTTTTCACTCAGCCATTTACTAGTGGGCTTAAAAGAGGTGGTAGCATTAGTGCTAGCTATACAGTTACTGGTTTTGTAGATGTAGACCTTCTTTGTAACGAAGTAGCTAACAGAATTAATAATGAATCATTTATTGGTGGTGCTGATATAAATCATGGACCGCACACAAATAAAAGAGTTACTGCAGAGGCTATAGGAGGTGGAATTATAACCCTTCAGTTTGAATGTACTCCTTCAGGAAGTGAAGGTATGAATACTGCTGAAATCTCAAGTTTTAACGAGGTAAATAATAGCTCCTTCATCAGTGGTGATGTTGGTCTATCAGCCTTTAAAACAGGTGCTTTCCATAACTTTGGTGTAGCTTACTTTGATGAGACTAACAGGTGTTCATTTGTTAACGCTGCCCCTGACTATGGAGTTAATTTAGATGGTGCTAACCTTAACGGTACAAGACCATACAATAAGTTTTATACAGAGAGTGGAGGTAGTGACTTAAGCTCAACATCTAGTCTTAAGTTTAAAATATACAACGAACCACCTAGCTGGGCTACACACTACCAGATGTATTACACAGGTAATACTACAGTAGATGAGTTTATACAGATGACTGTTGTGAACGCAAAGATTTCATCTGATGCTAATGACAAGCAAATATACTTAAGTCTTCAATCTCTAAAAGGAGAAGAATGGAGTTATAACCAAGCTAATAACTCTCAGATAGGCTATAATTACGTGGCTGGAGATAGAATTAGATTTATAAGCTTTGACCCTGGGACTGGTAGACGTAAGTTTACAGAGTATGTAGACTTAGAGATTGCAGGAGAAGATTTATATGTAAGTGAAGATGGAGAACCAATATCTACAGACTCAACAACACAGGGGTTCTATTTAAGAATAAATGACCCTGAAAACGCTGCAGTAAATTATGGTGAAGCAGGCGAGTCTATTAGTATAGCTCACTCAGGGTTCTCATACGGATCTAGTGGGTACGAAAACCTTATAGCTGAGATATACAGACCTAAGAAAAATCTTGATGAGGATTTAATGGTTTATTATGAGGTAGGTAAAAAGTACCCTGTCACAAATGGTCGACATATAGGTGATAGCAGTCAGGCTGGAGAGTTTATATTAAATAAAGATTTGAACACGAGAGTTTCTACTGTTCCTGCAGAGGTTTTATTAAATCAAGGGGATGTATACTTCAAGCCTAGGAATATGGCTACTAATGAAACTGGATCAGCTTCAGAGCTGTTCTTCCCTGAGGATTACTACCTTAATGATTTCCATAGAACGAATCATTACAGTAAGGGTAGAATAAATGTTATTAATAATAACGCCTCAGAGAGACGCTTAGAGGCTTCTGTGTACTACTCAGAGACGTACTCTAGTACTGGTTCTGTAAATGGGTTATCTAGCTTTAACTTAGCTAACACACCATACTACGACTATAATAAAAACTTTGGTTCTATACAGTCGTTAATGATGAGGGATGATGACCTACTTATATTCCACGAGAATAAAGTTGGTAGAGTTCTAGTTCAGAAAGATATACTAACAACAGCCTCTGGAGAGGGCTTAGTATCTTTATCTAATAAGGTTATAGATAACTACGTATACCTATACTCAGGAGAGTATGGATGCTGTCTACAACCTGAAAGTATAGTTAAGTTTGGGAATAAATTCTACTTTATAGATATTAAAAGAGGTGTTGCTTTAAGATTGTCTAATGATGGACTTACGGTTACATCGGATCAAGGTATGAGAGATTACTTCAGAGACCTTGGTGAGATGTATGTTATTAACAACCCTGAAGGGCAAAAAGAATATAGCTTTAGCATTGTGGCTGGGTACGATCCTAAGTATGATGAGTATATAGTTACATTCCCTGACGTATATCAATCAAGAGACTCATGGGGTGGAGATAAAGAAAACTGGGATTCTAGTTATGATAGGTATCAAAATAAAACACCTAAAATTATTTACGAGGGTAAAACTATAGCTTTTAACGAGAGAACAAATAGATGGACATCTTTCTATGACTTTTACCCAGAGTATTACGCTAGAGTGGGTAGACAGTTTATAGGGTTTAAAAATGGTAAATTGTACAAGCACAACATGACTGATAGAGGTTATCAAAACCTATATACAGGTCCTGAATCTTGGCAAAGTATGTATAACCATTTTTATAACGATCAGTATGATTCTACAATACAGTTCCCGTTCAATATAGAACCATCTTCTGTAAAGTCTTACAACGCTATATCTTTAGAGAGTGATTCTAAGTTTTTCACGTCTATGTACACTAATATTGGGCAAACAGTTGAAGGGCCTAATAGCTTTGAGAATGGTTATAGCACGACAATAAGTACAGAGATAGGTTACAGAAAAGTTAATGGTCTTATAAAGAACTATTCTTCAAGTGTAGGAGATGAGACCTTAATTTCAGGGACTGATACTAAATTCTTTGAGGATGTTAAAAGAGGTGATGTTGTTAAAGTATGGGGAATATCCTCTACTGTAGGCTACAAATTTAACACTAGACTGGTTGCTCAAGTAATCTCAAATGAAATTTTAAGATTATCTAGTAATATTCAGCTTACTCTTGAAGACTCTTATATGGAGGTTATAGACTACAAGACTAAGGAAGGTGTGCAGTACGCTAACATTCCATTTGTTGAGTCTAACCCTAATGAAGATTTAACATTATCATACACTGATGATCATGGCGATGGGTCAGAGTTTTTTGGTATTGGGTCAGTAAATTACCCTAGCTCTACTGTTATTTCTGATAACCTTGGTAGCTTCACTGGAGAAGCTGGATTTGGTGTAAATAATCCAGCAAGGACTAAACCAAGTTCAATGATTGTTGGTGCTGAGTATGCTTTATATAGTCTTGGAGATTCTGACGTTGGCAGTTTATCACCATTTGGAGTGACTAGTGTAGGAGACGTGTTTACATATACTAAAAAAGTTAGCTTTGACGCAACAGAAGATAACAATATTAGTGTTATATCAACAGACTACAAGTTGTATCTTCAAAAAGAAGACGGGAGCACTGTATTTTTAGGATACGCTTGGGGTCGTGGGACTACTGTACACTTTGTGAAGGCTGAGTCTTATAGTCCTCCTGTAGATATTATAGGGTTCCTATTTATAGTTAAAGATGGTAACGTAGAGGGTGAGAGAATGAAGGGTCAGTACATGATGACAACCCTAACAACCGAACATCCAGGTGAAGCATACACATCAAAGTATAAGTTTAACCTATACGCTGCTAACGCTGATGTAGATAAGAGTGAGCTTAGTAATAAATAATAAAAAAATAATCATTACATTTGTAAAAATTCAATAAGAGATGGCACGAAAGATAAAAGCTAA